GCTGTTTAATGTAATCTAATTTAAAACTTTCTACAGAAAATTCTCCTGATGTGAATACTTTTATTCCTCCACTGAAAAATCTGATATTCACCTCTCTCCAAAGAAAAGAGCTTTTATCAAATGGACTTGATTGAAAATCGTCATCATGTTGTCTTACATAAACCTTATCTGCAGGAACTTCACATGTGCCACTTTTTATCATTAATTTACCTGTACTTATATAATCAAAGTAATTTGTAGGTAAACTAAAAACTGCAGTGTCAGCATCCTCTGAAACTTTAGGTAATACTTCTGAATTAACAACAATAGTTAAGATGTCATCAATTACTCTCTGACTAATTTCAAACCCAAGTCTTGTTGCATACTTAGGTTCAACTACAATCTTAGTGAATAGTTCAATAGCTTCATTGATTTTCCAATCAATCTCAGGGACTTTTAAATTCCTGTATTGGTTGGAGTCAAGCTTATTCAGCTTGGACTTTAAATCATAATGCATCTCTTTTATATTCATTTTTAATTGTTTTTAGAATCTTAGCTATTAAGTTTCCCTAATATACTAGTCTTCATGTTTTGGTTTTGTGGGTCTTTAAACCACTCAACAGCAGACTCAAAGTCGTAGCCAATCTTATCTGATAGATAGAAAACTGCTGTACCTTCTTTTGTCAAGATGTTTCTATGAATTGCTTCCATAACTGCTGCTGTTATAAACAAGTCTTTCTTGTCTTTTTTAGCTTCTCTTATGAAGTCATCTAACCTATCTTGAATAAGGTCATCAATCTCTCCAACTAGATAATTGGCACTTTTACCTCTAGCTGACTTATTAGTTAATATTTGTATAATACTAACTTGTGCATCAACAGACATATCAAGGGATAATTTAACTGCTTCCTGTCTTTTCTTAGCTTTACTTGCTTTGATGTCTTCTTCTTCAGTTTCATCATATATTACATGTGTAGCTTCAGGAAACAATCCTTCTTCCCATTCTTTCATACTATTTGCCACATACTTACTAGCTTTAAGCATTTTAACTTTAACAAATTCAAGGGCAATACTATCATCTAAAATCATAGTTGCATTTTCCAATTTGACTGTACCCATCCTACTATTCCAGAAGGAGTGTGGTTCATCTTGATTGAAAGCTCTTGACAAGTCTACCTTTAACTTTTTTGAATACTTTTCTTCTTCTTCTTCAGTTAAACCAGTTGCATAACCACCTGTATTGTGGTCATATAAAGCTTCTATAGTGTGTGCTTGTGTGAAAGATTCTTCGTTACTTTTACCATGCCATTTAGGGATGTCTAATGGTCTAATTTCTACTTTTGACATAATTTTTTACTTTTAAATTTAATTCTTTTATTTAATTCTTTCTTGTATGTTAATGAACTTATGTTTGATTTTTATATCTTCTCTGATAGTTTAAAATAAAGGGGTGAACTCAATCACCCCTTTAAGTTTTCCTTAGAATCTTAGTTTCTTGATAAAATCATTTCACCACATCTTCCAATATCTTCTATGTGCATACCACATTGTTTTTCAACATGCATCTCATAAAAGTTACCTGAGTGACTCATTAATTTACCATCATTAGGACCATAAGGGTTGGTTAAACCAGCAACATACCCAAGTTTGTATGATTTATTTTTGTTTACAATTCTACAGTTAGATGACTTACCTTGTCCTGAGAAATCTAAGAATGTAATTCTTTGAGATTCTATAGGGTAGCCTGTAACAGGGTCAATCTCAAAGTTGATTTCTCTGTCATCATATAGAGGATTGTGAATCAACTCTAATTCAGCTCCATTAGCCATTCTGTATTTAGTAAACTGATAACCTGCAGATAAAGAATTATCATTGTAAGCAGAGCTACCTTTTGAGATAAACAAGTCTTGAACTACCTGAATAAATCCAGTCTTTTGTGCCCAATCTTGTATGGCTCTATGGAAATTAATCATTCCATATTCCCCAGAATATCCTTTGATTTTTCTTGCTGCACCTGGCTTAACTCTTGAGTAGAAAATACCCATCAAGTACTCTTCAATTAACCTTGCAGTTAAGTGAGAATATCTTTGAACATGAGAGTCTTCTAACATCTCTTGTAAACCTGGTCCTGTTTTAAGTGGTCTACCATTGGCAGATAACACTGTATCAGTACTTCTTGAATACCAGAAACCTCTTTCAATCTCTCTGTACCACTGTTGCCAGTACTCTACTTCAGCATACTTAACCCATGAATCATGGTACATACCTTTAGAGTCAGGAATTTTCACAGCCAATACCTCATCATGAGCATCACCTGTTACTTTGTATTTCTTTCTGAATCTTGACATTCTGTTTGCTAAAGAAATTGGCAAACTGTATTGAGTAGAACCTGACTGAGTCTCAGCTTCACCATATTGAGAGTATAATTTACCCCATTGTGTACCTGCTTTAAAGTACTGTATAGGCACAAATAATGCAGGGTTATCTGACATTAATCTTACTTTATAAATAAACCCTTTCCCACTAGGTATTCTTTCCTCTTGGACTCTACATTGGTATTTCTTATTGGTTGCTCCTGGGGTAATAATATCTCCTGGCTCAAACCAATTTTCATCTAATTTAATTTGGAAAATTGCCTTCCACTTACCTTTAGTGGTGTCTCCTGATTGAACATCCTCTAGTACCACAAGTGGTCTAGTGTTTCCTGCTCTCATGTCCCATTCCCATGTTGAGGAATTTGTATTTTCTTCTCTTCCCTCTTTGATAGCTAGTGCTGTCAAAGGATTATCTGAATACCTTTCAGCAGTAAATAACTGCCCAATTTTAGATTCAAATTTATCTGGCTTTGCAATCAAAGCTTTACCCAAATGATTGAGTTCAGTCATGTTTGCATGCCAAGGCATTTGCTTGGTAATCAATTTGCTACCTACTACTCCTTTAGCCATAATTTAAATTTTAGTTTTTACTAAGTTTTTACTTTTAAAAGTCTATGTCTGCTAGACTCCTTTTCTTGTTTATTCTACCTGAACCTTTAGGTTTTACAGAACCTTTAGTTCTTTGAATATCCTTTTTCAACTTTTTAGTTTTTGTAGTATCAGCATCATTGATAATACTACTAACATCAAAGTCATTTTGTAAAAGTTGTGCAAGAATTAACATCTTCTCAGGGTCTTTAAGTGCTGTACCTAATTTACTCTGCATTGGTGTTATATACCTATTGTTTCCAACTTTCACAGTGGATTTAGTGATAAAAGGAAGTAGACTCTTTTTACTTTCTTTAGTAAATGTAAAGTTGTCCACTTGGTCAGTTTCCTCTAAGACCTTTTGGACACTTTTTGTAAAAGCTTCTTTACCTTCTTCAGCAGTTTTTGCTGCTACCTTGTTAGCTTCTACTAAATCTTTTTTAGCTTGCTTATCAGTGTCTTTAATCTTTTGGTCAAATTTTTGTGCATACTTTTCAAGTTTGCCACTATCCTTAAGCCACTCAATCTTATCGTCTATGTCTTCTATATCTTCTCCTTCTACATTTGCATAGTAATATCTGCTGACTTTTTCTTGATAGCTTTCATCGTCTAAGTCTCCTGTAGGAGCACCTGTATTCTGACCATAAGCTTTAAAGAAATCTTCTGTAGTGCCACCTTCTTTTTTGTGTTTCAAAAAAGCTGCACCATCAGAATCCATCTCTGAAAAGAAACCTTCAAAAGCTTCATCTACTCTTGATTCTATCTCCTTATCCTGAAATTCAATGAACTTATCTTCTGTAATCTCTTCCTCATCAGGAATTTCTACATTTTGAAAGATGCCATCCTCTTTCATTTTAGAAGCTAAAGTCCTATAAGGGTCTTCATCTTCTGTGGCATTTTCTTCTACTTCTGTTACTACTGTTTCTCCACTAGGAGATTTTTCAGTTTTTATTCCAAAGAAATTTTCATCTTCATTTTCTTCTTCCTCTTCACTTACCTCTTCTACTGTTTTCTCAGTGTCTATAGGAATTTCTTCTTTTACTTTCTCTATAACCTCTTCAACTTCATCTTTCTCAACTGCTGTGCCAGCAACTCCAAAAAAGTCATCTTCTCCTTCATCCCATTGGAAATCTGTTAAAGCTTTGTTTTCAGTTTCTTGGTTATTTTGTGCTGCTTGTTCTTCTGCAGTCTTGGTTTGGGTATCTTCCTCTTTTGCCATTGTTATGTAAATTTAAGTATTAATATTAATATAATTTAAGTTTTAAACTGAACTTTTAAAGATTGTCCCTAATAGCTAAATTTAACTTTTAGTCTCCTTTTTCTTTTGGTTTGACTGTTTTAACTTCTCTTTTTCTATCTTAATCTTCTCTTTATTTTGTTTTTTATCTTCTTCAAACTTCTTTTCATCAAGGTCTTGCTTCCTAGTTTTTAGGTTGGCATCAACCCCTTGTTTATAAAGTTCTACAACATCAGGGATACCATCATTATCCATGTCTTTATCTTCATTGAATCCCATAGATAACATAGCTTGTCTTTGTAAATCAAATTTACCTTTAAGGGCAATTTGTTCTAATATTTCTTCTTGGTCTATTTCTTTTTCTTCTCTTTTCC